GACAGCCCGCCCATCGCGTCCAGGTTGCCGGCGACATAGCTGAACATGTCCCGCATCTGGATCAGGAACGCCAAGGACGCCTGATCGACGCCGCCGAACGAGGCCTGCGTCGTCGCTTCCGGGCGATCGACCCGAATCACGTCGCCGTCCGCGGCCTCCAGGATCCGGTTCCCGTCCTCGTCGGCGCCGGCCGCAACCAGCGTCAGGGTCTTCTGCCGATCGGACTGCCGCACCAGCTTCCGCATCACGACGTTGATGGCGTCGTTCATGTCGATCAGGCTGGAGACCGGCGGGACCGGCATCAGGTTTCCGCTGAGCTCGCCCAGCGACAGGAACAGGTACGGCCCATCCTCGGGGCCTTCCCACGGAACCTCGCGGAGCGGCTTGGTCGTGTTGATCTTGCCGTCGTCGTCGGACCGGAACGTGTAGACGGTCTGCTCGGACGGGACCCAGATGTCCCACATCTCGATGGTCGGGAGCAGCTCGGCGTCCTCTTCCATCAACCCTTGGGTCGACAGCGTCTGGGTCTTCGGGTCGCCCTGCTCGTTGTAGCCGGTGGGCCGCTTCGGGCCGATGCCCTTCAGGTTGAAAAGCTTCGACTGCTTGGCGATCTCGAACGGCAGGATGTACCGATTGCCGCAGAACTGCATCGACTCGAATCGGTTGGACCGCATGTCCAAGACCAGGTCGTCCAGCAGCACCGGATCCACGAACGGCAGGTCGATGTCGTGCAGAGGCCCCATGCCCTCGTCGATCTCGGTGATTCCGATCTTGACGCAGCCCAGCGAGAAGATGCTGTCGAAGACGACCTGCTGAAGCGTCGACGCCAGATCGATCTCGTTCAGCACCTTGTTGACCGTCAGCTCCAGCTTCTTCGCGACGGGCCGCAAGGCGGAGCTGCGGCTTCGGATGATGACGCCCGGGTTCCGTGCGGCGAGCTGCCGCTTGAAGATCCCGATGGCGAGCTCCATCATGTTCAGCGGCATGCGTTCGCCGCCGCTTCCGTAATGGGCACCCAGGTAGTGCTTGATCGACGCCATGCGCCGTTCGCGGAACGGCAGCATCCGAAGGCGGCTCCATTCGATGGCCGTCGAGAGTCGTTGCAGGTCTACCACCGAAGTCCCCCATGCAGGGCCTTGCGTGCTGCTTGATCTCGTCGCCATGCCATCGAGCCGGCCTCGGGTCCTGGCGAGGTCTCGACCCGAAAGGTCGGGCGGGAAGCGATCCCCAGGCAAGCCAGCGCGTCCGCGGTGACTCGGTCGCCGTGGTTCAGTCTGGCTCCTGATGGATCCTGGGCATTCAAGCTTCTAACGTGCTCAATTCCTGCCGAAGTATAAACGAACTCCCGGGCTTCCTCGATTGCGTCGCGGGACGGGTTCACGAACTCGCCTAGGAAAAGAGCCTTGCGGTAACTGCCGAACAAGGCAACCTTCGTTTCTCTGGACGGGATCCATCCGATCCGCTGGGTGATCTGCTTGCTGAGCGTGCCCTCGACGGGCCGCATGTAGAAGTTCCGGAACCCACGCTCCAGAAGCACGTCGCCGAAGATGCGTCCCGGGCCGGCGGCCTCATGGATCATGTAGGCCGGCGATCGGTCGTCGCCCCTGAACCACAGGCAGATCTCATGCGCGACCAGGGCCATCTGGTCCGGGCGGTGCGTCGGGCTGACCCATTCGGCCACCTTCTGCCCGGTTCGGCGGTCGACCACGGACATGCACGAATTCGACGCCCCGGTCCCGGTGGCGATGTCGGCACCGACGGCGTAGTCGCTGGGCGGCGGGAATCCGTCCGCATTGGGGTGAAACCAGATCGCCATCGCACCGCCGGCGATCTCGATGAACTGGCAGTCGGACACCTCGCCCCGATGGTCCGGCAGGCGGGTCTTGACGATGCACTGACCCAGCTTGGCCGAGTCGAAGAAGACCGACTGGCTGGCGGCGAAGTCGATGTCCAGTTCCTGGGCAACCTCGACCGGCGAGACGCATCGCTCGCATTCACGGTCGTACCACGGGCTCCGCTGCCGGCCGTCCCGCGTGTACAGGCCCTCGGCCTTGATGGGGTGGATGGACCAGTGCATCCGAAGATGCGGGATCGCTCCGTTCTGGGCGATGTCGGCAAACGCATTGCCGGTGCCGGCGGGCGTCGAGTTGAAGATCCGGGACCGCGTCGCGTCGCGTGTCGAGGCCAACGCCCGGTAGCCGGCCTCGGTCTCGAAGGCCGCGAACTCGTCCAAGGCAATGGCGGTTCGGCGGTCGCCGCGGGCCACGTCGCCGGTCGTCGACTCGCCATCGATCGTCGACCCGTTGTCCAGATTGGTGAGCCGCAGCTTGGCCCGCTCCATCCGGGGCTTCATCCACGTCGGCAGGTGCTTCAGGATGTAGTCCAGCTTCCAGAACAAGCTCTTCGGGTTGCCGATCTTGTCGACGTAGTCCTCGTTCCGGCTCACCAAGAGAAACGACTGCCCGTTCCGGAAGAGCCACCGCCACAGGAACGTCCCCAGCAGGCACCACGACGCACCCATGTCGCGGCTCTTGGAGATGACCAGATCCGACTTGCCGATGCAGTCGTCGATCCGCCGGACGGCTTCCTCCTGGAACGGGTACAGCACGAACGGCAGCAGGCTGGGGTCACGCCGCGGGTCCCACGTCATCGCGAACCCGTCGAACCAGAACACCGGGTCCTCGGAACAGGCCCGACGCAGCAACGACGCCGCCTCGGGATCCCGGCCGGCCGCAATGGCCCGCTTGCGCCACTCCAGGTTCTCCTCGAACCCTTTCGGTGGGCAAAGCCCCGGGTCAATCATCCGAGTCGCCAGTCAGCCGAGACAACAGATCCGACAGCCGGGCATCGTCCGTCGACACCGCATTCGCCAAGGCCGCGTCCGCCTGCTTGGGCACCACCACCTGACGGAAGATCTCCATGAGCTTCAGCAGGCCGGCCTGGCTCTGCCGGGACGCAATCAACAGATTCCAGGCGATCGGGCTCGGTGCGTCCGACGACATCACCGCCTCGTCCGACAGATGGGCCATGGCCCACCGAATATCACGCACGTCGTCCGCCGACGTGTGCTTCTCAGGATCGAACTGGACCGGCGTCTTGCTGGTCCGCTTGGCCTGCCGGCGCTTCTTCCCACGGATGTGCTCGTCGATGTACGGCTGAAGCACCTCATAGGTCAGGCCCATGATCTCCTCGACACGCTCGGACCGAGCCATCTTGTCCGGGATCTCAGCCTGCAAGTCGTAGAAGTGCTGCTGGTAGACCGCCTGAAGACCGTTGTCCTTCAAATACGCCGTCTTGCCGGCAATCCACTCGTTCAAGGTGTAGGCCACATCTATTTCCAAACAGCCAGAACGCGGGCGCACCCTGGCTCACCATTCGCGGCCTTTGCGTGCCCTCTGCCTGGTACTGCTGATTTGTTGCAACCCTGGAGGGAGGGCACTCGCGATGCGCCGTCGGGCGGGCCGTCCTGATACGCGCCGGCGGAGTCGTTGCAGCGAGCGTTGCGGCGGTGCAGTGTTGCGGCAGCCGAGCGTTGCGTCCCGCCCGACTCCACACGTCCGCTCACTGGTTCGCAATCCTAGGCAGGCTGCCGAGGAAAGTCAAGGAGCGATCGAGAAAATTTTTGACGCAGCAATACGCCGCCGGCGCGCCCTGCCGCAACGACTCTGCCGGCCCAGGGCAGCCACGATGCTTCCTTCCAATATTGTGCGGCTAGATGACGCGCACGGTTTCTGACGGCCTGGAGCGAATCGACGGTACTTGCGGACAAGTGAGGGCGATTCGGGCCGAAAGTCGGCGAGGGGTGTAGCGGCGAGATGGGAGTAGCTACTTTTTGCAGAAACGGACCCCCCGTAGCGGTAAAGCATTGCTCGCGAGCCGCTGAGGGGGACGGGGGGGAACCGCGCCGGCTCCCCGGTGTCATCCCTTCGCCCCTCGTCCATCGCTCCCCGCCCGCCTCCGCTCCGCCGCCCCGCCCGGCTCGCCGCCAGCGCCGCCGCCGCCGGCACCGCCACGAACGAAAGCCGCCGACGGTCGCGAGGACCGCCGGCGGCACCGTGTCGCCAGGACGAGTTGATATCAGGTCAACCGACGAGCGAATAGATGTCGCCGTTCGGCGGCATCGGAACCTCGTCGCCCCGAACGCAGCCGAGCAGGTCGCCCAGCGTCTCGCACGTGTGCCCGTGCTCGCGAATCCACCGGATCCGCTCGCCGACGTTGTAGCCCCGCTGCCACGTCTCCGCCGCCGCGTCCCACTCCCGCCGGCATAGGTCGTCCTCGTCGAGCACCGGATGGTCGTCCAGCCGCTTGGCGACCGTGAAGGCATCGACGAGCCGCTCCGGTGCCGCAAGGATGACCTCGAACCACCCGCAAGCCCAGTGCCCGAATCGGTGCACTTCCACCGTCTCGGACTCGCCGCCCATGATGCCGAGCGCGGCGCTGAAGTTGCTTTCCTCCGGTGGTCCCGAGTCTCGCGTTCGGATGACTGGAACAACGTACCAGTCGCCCCGATCGTCCTCGTCGCCCGAGCACAACGCCAAGCCGCGAGCGTCAAACGTGGTCGGCGCCCAGTCGCGATACCGCTTCAGTTCCAACGCCGGATTGAAGACTTCCATCGGCTGATTCTCCAGTGGCGCCGGCACGGCTCCGAGCCGCGCAGGTCGCCGCAGTGAGTATCGGCGACGCCGGCGAGAATTCAAGACCAATCCGCAGAATATTGGGCGACAAGCCTAGATTGTGCCGAGATACCCGCTACCCTTCAGGGACGCGGGATTCCCCCGCAACGGCGCCGGCACGTTCGCCGGCATGGCTGGAGAGCCGACCATGATCATCCGAACGAAGTACCGGGGACCGACCGACCACGTCGGCGCCCGCATCATCGCCACCGCGCCGGGATTCAGCGCGGCGCCGCGGATCGTCCGCCCGTACTGCCACGCTCGCAGCGGCACGGAGAACCACGCAGCCGCCGCGATGGAACTTGCCGACCAACTCGGCATCGTCGGCAAGTGGGCAGCCGGCGAAGACGGGAGCGGCTGCGTCTTCGTCCGCGTCTTCCCTTCCGACCACCGCTACCAGAGCGAAGGCGCAGCCGGCGAGCGCCGCCGGCAGCAAGAGAAGAGAGACATGGCGATTTTCGCAGTTGTCGATACCTCGAACGACAATGAGGTCGTTGCGACTGCATCCACCGAAGAAGGCGCCAAGTCAATCATCAATACGGCAGACCTTCCACCCATGAGAATCACGGACAAGAGTACGCTCCAGATTGTCAAGACTCGCAAGAAGCAGCATATCGGTAACTCTCTTACAGAACTAGACACGGCGCGAGCGCTCGCGAAGAGAGGCGCCCGATGACGGTCGCCGGCTATGTCCTGCTCGCGATTCTGCTCGCGATGGCGTGCTCCCTGCTCGCGATCGCGTGCGAGCCGAAAGAGCTGCGAGACGAACGGCTCCGCCGCGACCGCCGCTAGCACGACCACGGACTCGGCGCCGCCGCCAGGCGGCGCCCTGTCCGGTGCCGTGCCGGTGCCGGCTCCGCAGCGGAGAACGCTGCTACAGACTGGAGAGCACTCGATGGAATGGGCAATCATGTTCCATGGGCTGATCGGTTGGGAGTTGTACAACCCGAAAACGGATGGGTGGTCACCGCTCAACGGCGGACCGCCACGGGGAGAGCACGGCTACTTCATCGACAACGGATACGAGGTACGGGGACCGTTCGCGTCGATCGCCGACGCCGAGCACGCTGCTACAGATTGGAGGGTCTGAATGGACCCGACTCGCACGCTTGAACTGCTCACCTACGCGGCGGAAGATGGCGACGCCGAGCACGCTGCGGCGCTCCTCGATGCGTTGAACCAGTGGCACGCTCGCGGCGGCTTCGGCGCCGAGGTCGATGCGACGCT